ATGGGTGTCGTGTATGTGAGACCTGATATGATGAAGGATCACGTCTTAGTGCATGAACTGTATCACCACTGCCAGTGGCAAAAGGCAGGCAAGAAACCTGCACAGACATGGGACGAATGGAGACATCGGGAAGAAGAAGCAGCTAAGATAGAAGATATCTACCTGAACTTGAAGTAACTACTTCTTGCTGTTGAATAGTTCGAAGAGGGTCTTGACTTTCTCTTCAAGCATTGTCAAGCGTGTGCTGATCTCTGCTTTCCAAGTGATACCTAGAAAGATGACAACTAGGAGACCTGATATGATCTCCCAGTAAGTGATGACAAACGTTTCCATTACTTAGAACTAAAACCAAATAAATCTTTAGCGTTTCTTCTTAGCCTATTTAACAATGCTGTAGGCTTACCTTGTTTTTCTTTTTTAAGTAGCTCTTTATAAGAATCGTTATTCCAGAATTCTTTTTCAGCCCCTTTAATATCACCATCTATAAACTTTTTAGACCAACCCGGTTGAACGTCTCCACGATAAGCCAAGTTTATTAACGCCCATTCTCTTTTCTCATCAACCGGATAGGCATCGCCAAACTTAGACTGCATCTGTTTCTTTTTATCCTTTATCGCTAATTCAAAACCTTCTAATATATTATCAGGAGTGTAATACTTACCTTGTTGTCCCATTCCAATAGCAGTTTTATCAATGTCTCGATAAGGTACAGTCACGAAACCCTCATCGCTTACTAAGTTTGCTTCACCTTCTGATAGTTCTCTTCCTAATCTTCTAGATACTTCTTTAACAGCAGCATCTCGTTGATAAATTGCACCGGGTGTACTGACTAATTCTTTATAGGTATATAATTTATCAGGATCAACAGCTTGTGCTTTGCTTGTAGGAACTGCTTGTGGTTGTTGTACTACAGGCTGTGAAACAACAGGTCTAGTTACAGTAGTAGACACAGGTTGCCAAGCCATTGGTCCGACATCAGCTTCAAACTCTTGACGTGAGTAAGGAACAAAAAAGTCTTGACCTACTCTCAACTGATTAGGATCAGATAGTCTGTTGTATGCAGCTAACTCATCAACTGTATAGCCAGTACCTTTAGCTAATTGAGTTAATGTGTCACCTGGTTGTACTATTCTTGAAGGCATTGATAGTCCTATATTAAAAATTAGATTCGTCAGCAAAAGCATCTGCAGTATACGGTATGTCCATTGTTTCCCAATCAGGAACAACCATTCGCTCAGCAGCAGATTGAACTATATTACCTGCAGCATCAACTAAGTTACCTATCTCGTCAACAAACAACTGAGACGTAGGTTCTGGCATAGGTAGCCTACCTGTAAACATATCAGCAAGATACGGCTGTACTGCTGGAGTAGGAGGACGTTGCGGTGTCATCAGACCTTCTGGGAAATAACCAGGTGTTGTGAAAGCAGGTAGACCTAAGTCTCTACGTTCTGGCATACGAGCTTCAGGAGCTACTGGTGGCTGGTCTGAATACAGTGCATCATACCTAGCCATAAGATTCTGAATAGCAGTATCTAACGTAGGCTTCTCTACTCTAGGTTCCATAGCAGGTGGTTCAAACAATCCTGCTCCTGGAATAGGTGCTTCTCTTCGAGGCATAGACATATCAGGTCTTACGGGGACAGGTACGTCTGCTGCTGTAAGATAAGAAGGTAAATCAGGTCTCTCTACAAGCGGTAAAACATCTTGTGGTATTTCTCTATCAGCAGGTTGAGGAGGTACTATATCTCTTCGTACTGGTTGAGCAGCAGGACCAGCAGGAGGACCAGCAAACAAACCCATATCAGTCATACCTTGAACGCCCGGCATTCCTGTCATAACATCACCTACAGGAACGTTAACATTCGCCATACTTTTAGGACGCATGGTGTTAAGAGTTCTTTCCTCGATAGGAGCATAAGGCTTATAAGGAATCTTAAACGATTCAGCTAATCTTTTATCAGCTTGTCTAGCTCTATACTCTGGCGTAACTGTGCCAATACCTAATCTCTTTAGTCGTTCTAAAATGCTAGCCATGTTTATTCACCTTTTAAATATCTCTCTATCCTTTTGTCGTTCTCTTTTTCAATACCACCACCTAACCACATATAATAAAGTTTACCTGCAATAGGTAATTCTTTAAACACTTCTTGATCTATTTCGCCTTCAGCTACTGTATCAACTATAGACTGTCCTATGTTCTCTATTGTAGAGATAGCAGGTAAGAAGAAGTTAATTCCACCTAAAGCTTCTCCCAGTTCAACTTCTGATGCTTTCTCAGCCATGTATTCAGATGCGCCAAATAATTTAAGGACGTTGTTAAAGTATCTGTCGCTAAACTCTTTGTCTTGAAGATCAAAACCTTTACCTGAGATAGTTTCTCTAATTGCATCTGCACCTATACCAGCAGTAGGTACGGTTAACAAGAAAGATACTGCATTCTTAACAGCTTCTTTCTTGTTTCCTTTCTGCCATTCACCTCTGGTACGTCTAATCATGTTAGACAATTGCTTCAGCATAAAGGTTTTTAAAGCATAAACTACTCTACCGTTAGGTGCTTTAAGATATTGTGCAGGCATTTCGGACAAGGATATAGGCTGAACCTTTGCAAGTTCATTCCATAAGTACAGCTTCACATTGTCTGTTACTCTACCATTCTGTAAGTCGCTTACTAAAGCAGTAAACTCTTCACCGAATGCTTTACCATACTGCTCTTTTAATTTCTGTACACCTTTAGTTGTACCTGCTAACTTCTCTGCCTTTCTCAATGAACTGTTAATAAGAACATTCTTACCAAACTTGTCCATATGCCTAAAGCCAGAGTAAGTAAACAATCGATGTAATGATTTAGCCATCACACGCTCGTTAGCAAACTCTTCAGCCAGTACTTGATCGAGTCCTAACTCATCCATCGTGATGCGTCTACCGCCCTTACCGCCTACTAACGACTTTAATGTATTTCTAAAACCGTTAACCCAAACAGCAGTACCTAAGTCTTGTGCTTGTACTAAGGCAGACACAGGGTTAGCTAGCTTGAACGCATAAGTAGCATTCCTAATTGCTTGAATAGTTTGTGATGCGCCTTTCTCTCCAGTGGTAAAGCGTAATGTAATTAACTCTTTTAACAGATCTGCATCTGTTGGACTAAGTCCTTTAATTTCATCATCGATCAACCGACCTACTGACTTGTCAAGGTTTAATACTTCCCCTTCTTCTACTGCTGAACCTTTAAAGAACTGTCTCTTTTGAATGTTGTTAGTCCCTGAACGAATATAATCAGCTAGTCCCTTTAACGGATCATCATAGAAATCTAATTGATCGTCACTAAGTGATGCTATCTTTCTAGCTTTAGTAGCACCTAGCCCACCAGTTGATACACCATAAGGAGCAGTAACACCTCTAGCTATGTTATTTAGTATCTTATCTTTTTCGACACGAGACAAATCTTCAACAGTAATTGTTACTTTCTGATTATCAGGTAAGTCCTCTACTTTGACATTAAGTTGTTTAGCTCTCTCTTTTCTAGCAGCAGCTGTTAACGTCTTTGCTCTGTTCTTTAATGCTTGTTCAAAGATGTTTAACTTGTCTTTACCCAATGAAGCAAACAACCCATCAAGATCATTTACATTTCTAGGAAAGTAGTTAGGTAGTTTTGTAAGGTTCTTGTAGCCAGCAGGACCAGAAAGCTCGTCGTACATCTCATCAAGAACATTTCTTACCTCTTTAAAACTACTAGCACCTTCAGGTACTTTGTTAAATATTTTAGCTGCATCATCAAAATCACCATTCAACAAGTATCTCTTAGCGAGACGTTGATCTGACGCATCTAACTTTTTAAAGACTTTAGTAAACGGTTCTATTCTTTGTAGACGTTTAGCAGTATCTTGATGAAACTTTCTGTCTAAGTTTCGTAAGCGTAACGCTATGTTAGGAGATACTGTTTCTATTCGATCTGCTAATGGCTGCCAGAGATCATGTAAGAAACCTTTGTTAATTCGATTGACAGTATCAAGACCGTTATCACCTAACTCTTTAGCCATCTTGACTTCATTAATTGTAGGAATAACAGGAGGTTTACTTGACAAAGCTAATGCTTCTGTTATCTCTTCACCGCTAAATCCTGTTGTGTCTTTGATGTACTGAGGTAGTTGATTCTCTGGAACACCTTGGTCAACTGCTTTAACTGCAGCTTCATTGATGATGTCAACTTTCTGATCTGCAGCTTTTATATCAGGAGCCTTAGCCGTAGCTCTCTTAGTTCTTATTTTGTTATAAAGATTCTTAGCCTGTCTGCCTGCAAAGATCGTGCTGACACCGCCTACTCCAGACAATCCTGCAACTGTAGCTGTTTGTACAGGATCAACTTCACCCTTCTTCATGAACTGATCTAACGCATCGTACTCAGCACCAAGCAATGCAGACGTAGCAGCTACTGCTTTGTAGCCCTGACCGATAGGTGCGAGTGTTGTAGGAGAGAAGATAGATCCAGCAAAGTTACCAACCTTAGCAGACAAAGAGTCCTGCTCGTTAGCAGCTATGACATCAGCATACTCTTTCTCAATCATTGCTTGTCTACGATCATACAGAAACTGTCTACGCTGCTCAGGATTCATCTGCATGAACTCTTCACCGTATGTCTCTGTAGGATTGAAGAACGTACCTAGAGGAATATAACTCTCTAGAATGTCCCCTAAATTACCTATGTCTGTACGAGCAGAAGCAAAACCGTACTCTAACTTACGCAACGTAGAAGGCTCAGCAGTAGCACCAGGAGTATATAACTCTTGAGCTTTAGCTATTATCTGTTCCTGCGTTGCTCCGTCCGGTCCTTGTATTCTAAGTATCTTTCCGTCAGGTGCTTGGACATTGTAGACAGCCATATTCTTATCTTAATTTAGTTGTTCTAGGAACTGTATTAGATGTTGTTGTTTCGTCTGACAATACTTTCCAATCTTGATCGCCACTAGTTGTTGGTTTAAGCGGTATAGCAACTCCTTCAGGATTCCAGCCCCACTTTGAACCTATACCAAAAACTTCAAAGCCACTATCAGTCAACTTCTGTTCCTGCTGCATCTTAATAAAAGCCTGCTCTAATGCTTGGTTGTAATCATCTACACCTTTTAAACTCTTTGCTATGTTGGCTAATGCAGTTCCTGCTTGCTGACGATCACCGACACCTAAATCAGTGCGTTCTCTTAAGAAGTTTATTGCTTGTGTTTGTTCAGGTCCTGAAGCAGCTTCAGCAGGTTTTTGCCCTGCTTTGTAAGTTGTAGCTAACTGTACTTGATTTTTTGTAAGACGCTCATTAGTCTCATAGTCATACAAATTACCAAAAGTATCTGTAGCAACTAGACGACCATCATTTGTTATAAGGTCTTTTGCTAACTTAGGTTGAGTTAGTTTCTGTAACTGTATCTGCTGAGCCGTTAAGTCTTTAGCTCGATCAGCAAAGTATAACGCTTCTGCTACCATTCCTGATTCAGCAAGTCTGCTAGACAACGCCGCTACTTTATCTGGGTCACTAAGATCATTAACGTCTGTGTTCTTAAACAGTTCTTCTAGTTTCAATGCTCTAGCTAGTCGAGGATCTTGTTGTGCTGAGCCTCCAAACAAACCTTCAGCAACTTGTCCAAGACCCCTAGCGATTCCTCTACCAGCTACCATACCAGTAGATACGCCAGGAACATCAACGAACTGAAGCCCTCGATAGAACTCAGCGTCTGCTCTATCTCTTTCTGCTTGCTGACGATCGTAAACAATCTGCTCAGCAGAAGGACCAAATAAAGATGCAATCGTACTAGCCATATCTATTCCTTATCTTGCAACTGGACCGTAATAAGAGTAACCACCCGTCATCGGTCCTCTTGTACTTCCTTGAGTAAACGTACCGCCCCCAGCTAATCCGATATCAAACGGGTTAGAGCTAGCTGAGGGCTGATTAAAACCCGAGAACAATCCTTCAAGACTTTGACCTATACCCATCAGCGTACCTCCTCGTACACCTCCCTGCATACCGTAAGCCTGTGCAGAAGGTAAGGCACCAGATAGATACAACTGACCTTGTCGAGCACCTATGTCAGCTTTCATTTGCGCTTCTCTTAAAGCATCTTGATAAAGCTCTCTTGCTGGCTGTTGAGCAGCATACTGAAGTTTTAACAAATCAGTTGTAGGCTGTAACGCTTGACTCTGAATACCATAACCAGCACCTAGTGTACCTGCAGCTTGACCAAACAATCCTGCACCAAAGCCAATACGTTGTTGTGCAGCTTGATCTGCAGCAGCAGCTAGTTGTAGATTACGTCTGTTCCTAGCTTCTGATAATGCTTGAAGTTCTGGTTGTCCACCAACACTCAGGCTTAAACCACCTCGACCACGACCAAACACACTTGATGCTAGTCGTTGTTCTTCTTCAACATCATAAGGACGAAGAGCAGCCATTTGCTCAGACATGTATTGTTGTCTAGCTTCTTCCGGTGACTGAGCAAGATACTGTTGACCTAGACCAAACAAACCTTGGGCAGCTTGTTGGAACTGTGGCATCATGGCAGCAGCTTGTTCAGCTTGTCCTAAACTTCCACCATATAATCCAGATATCTGTTGTTGAAGAGCAGCTATCTCAGGAGATACTTCATAACCCCCTTGTCCAGTCGTACTTCCAAAAACATTAGTCATAGCAACTGGTTTAAATGCAGCCATCTGACTAGCTTTTTCACCAGCAGCTTGCATTAACGCACCCTGTTGACCAAGAGCATCTCCTACTTTTTTACCTCCCAAGTAGCTGAGACCTGCTCCTAATATACCACCTGCTATTTTACCAAATGCCATCTTCTTATCCTCTTAATTACGCTGTTCTGCGCCACATGTGAACTGTTACATAAGGCTGTAAGTTTTTACCTGTGCCTGACTCACCTGCTGAATCAACAGTAGTAGTAATATTTGCATATCCAACTCCTGTGTTTTGAGTAGAAGTATTTTCCCAAAAACTAAATCCACCTGTACCACCTGCAGTTTGACCACGGTATGTATAAGTGTGTTGGTGTCCTGAGTCTGTTGATGTTGCAGTGTGAGTGTGAGATACATTAACTGCATCCTTACTACCGCCTGTACCACCTGCCGTACCAAAGTCAGTATCACCTGATTGATAGCCTGCTAATACTTTACCTTCAATAGCTGTCCATGTACCAAACCCAAGCACTGTAGCAGGATCAGTAGATACACTATAGCTTGTGTAAATAGAACCAACAGGAAACACAGCCTGAAGAACTAATGTCTTGACAGATTGAACAAACGCTGTTGTAGCAATCTTTGTAGAACTATCTGTATTATCTGCTACTGTCGTTGCTATAGTTCCAGCAGGTAACGTTGGAGTACCTGTAAAGGTAGGGCTATTGATGTCTGCTTTAGAAGCAACTGCATTTGCAATAGCTGTAAACTCAGCGTCTAACTCTGAACCTTTTACAACTTTACCTACATCTCCTGTGGCTAACGTATCTTTAGATGTAAAGTTAGTAGCTTTAATATAATCTGACATTGGTTATTCCTTAAATAGTCTTTCCTGCTTTTACATAAACATCAATCTTTTGTATTGACAAAGGGTTTTGATTTATATCTGCTTCAAATCCTAATTGTATAATTGAACCTGAACCGCCTAGATTACTCCTAACTTCTTCTAGTGCAAGACCGTTAGAGTATTCTGTTAAAGCATCAGCACTCTTTAAATAAATAGTTGCATTAGCTAAATCAAATCCATCACCGTCATCTTCTTCTGTATCAGGTACATAATAAAAACCATCAGCATCTAAACGAACAGCTTGCGGTAAGTCATATCCACCTTCAGAATCATAAACAGATTTAAAAGACACTTGATAGTGTGTTCCATCTACATCTGTAATAGTGTTAGTTGTAGGTGTACTATCACTAAACGATTGACTACCTACCACTGTTGCACCACTAACACCAAACTTATTAATACCGTATTCGTATACAGAACCTGCTCTTAATGTTTTACGAATATCTTTATAAGATGCTACATAATCAAAACCGTACTTAATAAATACGTTTTGTCCTACGCCACCTACTACTGTAAAGTTACCTTTCTTTAAAAACTTTAATGTAGTAGGACTACCTAAATCAAAATGATTTGTGTAGTATCTCATTTGATAAGTAGAAGTGTCATCAAGATAACCAATATACTTACCTATGTATCCTGCTTTACCTATCAGCAAATCACCTGTATATGTTGTATGTAACGATGTAGGACTTATTGAATCCCAAATTGTTACACGACACGCCCCATTTTCTAACCTACCTCGTAAATCAAAACAAAATACATATTTAGAAGTAGGAACAGCTAATAAATAAAAAGCATCTCGTGGATAGTAAACAGCTTTAATACGTTCTTTATCAGATTCTGCATCTACAAAAGCAACTAAGTCATCTCTAACGTTAAAAGATATATCATTAATAGGTGCTGACTTTTCCTGAATGACACGAGCAATACTTCTTACCCCTGTGTCAGACAAAAACATTACATCTGTACCCGTATTAACAATACTATCTCTTGCAACACATCCTACGTTAGCAATCAAGTCAACCAACTCTAATCGTGTTACATCAATAGGGTTAGCGTAAACTGCAATGTTTCTCTTACCAAAGATAATTAAGAAACCGTTGTGTGCTGCTAATCCTACTACCTCGTCACCATTAGGAAATACATCTACCAAAGATAAGTAACCTGAATCACCAGTAGACAAATTTGATCCGTCCAGTAATGCGCTAAAGTACACTGTTTGTGTGTCTCCAGCAATATCTGCCCACCAAGTACGACCATAAGCTCCTAATACTACGTTAGGTTGAAATTGTGTTTCGTTACCACTATAAGGTGTAGGTACAGAACCAACAGCATTAGTACCATCATCAAGTATTTGAAAACCGTAGCTTCCTGTATGAGCGTGACCAGAACCTAATTTATGAAACACTAAAGGTGCGTGACCTGCTTGACATACATAAGCGTGAGGACTAATATCTGGTCCTTCACCATAAACAATACTAGATGCTGACCATGCGTTATCAGTTATATTATAAGTAACCGCAGACGTTCCTGCGCTATCGTACACTGACTCAGTTGTTATAGTGCCACTGGCAAAACTAAATAACTTATTATTACCGCCAGCTAATACAGTACCTGTCTCTGGTAACTCAAACAAAAATTCAATGTTGTTAGTTGACAAGTCTGCATTAGTAGAAGCATTTTGTTTTACCCAGCCTTTTCTAGCACCAATCCGTCCAAACTTATCAATAACACAGTTAAAGGCTTCTAGTGCGTAACCTGAAGCAAGATCAACACTACTATCTTGAGTATTAATACCAAGAAAACCTGGCGCTGAAATAGTAGATGTTTGTAACGGTTTAGCCATTACGCAACATGCCAAACGTATTCATCACGATACCTACCATTTTCAATAGATATATGATCTGCTAATGATTGATCAGCTAATGCAGTAGCTTCTTGTGCTGATAGTCCACCATCTTCTCCTCGCTCTGCTACAGCAAATGCATAAGCATACTTAATAACTGGTTCTGCTGGTACATCTAATGCGTCACTATTAGCTGATAAAGCTGCTTGAGGTTTGTAGATGTTAAAGAAAATATCATACGCACCGTCAGGTATTGGATACAAATCAACTTGTGTGTCACCGTTAGTATCTACACCATTAAAGTTGTAATACATTGGTGATCCTTTTTGTGGTGACTGATTAAGAAACCAGTTATTCATTTTACTAAAAGGAACGTACTCAAGAAACAAATCATCTGGGCTATTAATAACATCAATAACTTTAAAGCGTTGACCAGAACCTGTCATCACATAGTTAAACAAATCATTAGCTGTAGTCACAGTAAGTGTTTCAGACAGAGCGTTCCACTGATAAGAATCTTCAACTAATCGTTTAGCATCATTAACGTATTTACTAATTAACTTAGAGTAAGGAGTGTCAGTAACAGCAGTTACTTCGCTTTCTCTAAGCCTTACCAGCACATCATTAACAAGTTCTAAGTAAGTCATTTCTTCTTCTTCCTAGCCGTAGATAAGGCAATAGCTACCGCCTGTTTCTGTGGGTAGCCTTCCTTCTTTAGCTTCCTGATGTTAGAACCTACGTTCTTCTTACCTTTCTTTAGAGGCATTACTTCTTCGTCTTTCTCATAGCTTTCTTTAAACACTTACCAGCAGCTTTACATTTCTTAGGGTAAGGACAAGTAGGACATGGTGTCATTGATTAGCTCCTATGAGTGAAATTGAATAGCCTCAGCAGGTCTGAGTTCTATGGTTGCAATATATGTTACTGCGTTAGTACCTGTATTTTGTATTCGTATTTGATCGTTTTCTTGTAAAGCTACATGAGCATCAGATAATAATATATATTCACCTGGTCCTAAGTTTTTTGCGCCTGCAACTAAATAGTCAGTTCCAGTATTACTGTCGTACCAATAAACTTTAGGAGTTTCATTAGCTGCTGTACTTAATACATACATAACATTCCACAAACCAGTATTCTTTGCTGGTACTGTGTATAGCGTTGTTAGTGTAGTTGCACTAGCTCCGCTTAGTTCCTTGACTGCGCTTACGTTTCGAGCCATGTATTATTCTTTCTATCGATCCCACAAAACCATTCCAGATTTCTTGTGGACTTGGAAGCAACCAACCTAATACCAATAACAATAAATACCAGATAGGTACATTAGTGTTATTCTGCACTAGACTTTCTACTTTCTCTGATGTTATACTGGTGTCAGTGTCTTTCTTGGTTTGATTGACATTGACATTCTCACCTTCAATCTTTGTGTTCTCTTGCTTGCCTACCAGTTGCTGTGTGTTCTCTTTACCTACCTGTGCGTTAGCATTAACGTTAGTGCCTGATTTACCTGGTAAAATAGCTTTAGCTGCACTCAAAGCAGAGCATCCCTGTAGCATCGTTATACCACAAAACGCTATAAAAGTCAAGCACTTTTTATAATCTTTTAGCGATAGCATCTACGAGCCATCCTAACGATGCACCTAAGATTAACAGTAAAGCACCAGCACCTTTCCACTTGGTGACAACAGCAGACATATCCTTAACATCCTGACGTAGCTCTGCCATCTGCATCTGTAGCTGTTCTACGTTAGCCTCAAGCCTACCTATCTGTTTGTTTAAGTCATCCATTACTTTGCCTTCTTTTTCTTTTTAGGAAAGCCCTTCTTCATGTTTGCATAGGCTTCAGGACTGATGGTACTCTTAGACTTAGGACGAGAAGTACCTGCTTTCTTTCGTGCATTGATATTTGCGTATAGACCTTTTTTCATTACCATTTCACCTTATCTGCCCAGTAAGCTGCTGACATTTTGCCCTTAGCGATATTCTTAGCATGACGAGCCTTGAATGACTTTTGTCTAGCTGTTGGTTTCCTATCGCCTGTGACACCCTGTTGACCAAACCTAATAGTTTTAACCTTGTCTCCTTCTTTAGCCACAACAACATGTGACTTGGTAGGATGACTTGGTGTACGCTTAGGCTTGTTGTAACCTGATACACCTGNNTAACGTGTAGGTCTGCTAGTCTCTCAATAATCTCTTCTTTTAATTCCTGTCTTGCAAAAGCATTACCAGGACTAGGAATGATCTGTCCCTGTGGATCTACCAACATCATCATGTTAGCTTGAAGCAACTGGATGTCACCTCTTAACTCATTGACATTACTTATCACCCACCACATTGCAGCCAGCATAACTGGTATGATTCCTGCTAACAATGTGGCTAGGTCAAAGTTCTTCATCTGAATAGTTGTTTCTTAGCGTTGTTCCTATTCTTAGCGATCTGTGCTTTCTTCTTACGCTTACTCATCTTAGATCGTTTAGGGATTGGTCTAACGTGTTCTAACTTTAACTTAGCCATCTGCTGGCTCCGGTGTGTTGCCCTCAGCTAACCACTCTAAGTATTCTTGATAGTCTCTGTTTGCTTCGTCAAATGGGATGAAGGCATTGTCTGATAAGCGCTTAATAGCAGATGGCTGCATATCTTCAATTACAGGTAGTAGTTTGTACATTTATAACTCCGCATCTGCCGTGAAATGCCCTCGTTGAACAAAGTCTCCTAAACTCCAGCCAGTAGCATAAAACCCCCAAGTACTTTCGGTAGCGTTTAGCGTTATTGTTCTATTATTACCACTAGAACCCCGCCATGACCCAGATGCTCCAGTATTTCCGTTATACGCTGTCAATGTTGGGATCGCTCTTTTCACTACCGCATAACTAAAACAAGCGTAATCAGTAGCACCTGAAGGCATCGCTCTGAAATTTATTGGTCCCCAGGTTACAGAACCAACTGCACTTCCTGCTGGGTATGTATTTTCATAGTAACGCTGACACAACTGTAACTCAGTAGTATAAGGTCTATGCTCAAACTCAGTAGCTGACTCACCTACCTCTAGTTGGACTCCTGTGATATTAATGTAGTTAGATGTTGAGCTACCAATATCTAATGTTAAATCCGCAGCGTCATTTGCAGATGTTCTTGAAGCCCATGTGTCAACTTGCGTTCCACTTGAAAAGTCTGAACCTGCCGCAAAATAAAAACGAACTTCTAAACTGTTTCCGTTGTTGTTATCAAATCCAGAAGATGTGTCACCAGCAATAGTAACGGTCTTGCGTTCCCAAGTATTAGAAGAATTTATAGTGTAAGTTGCTCCTGCATGTTTGTTAGCGTCAACACTGTATAAATTAACAACACCTGTGCCAGTTAAATTTGATCTAACCCAAAAAGACAATGTTACATCTTTTGCATTAGTAGTAGCGTATGCTAATTGTTGAAGGTTTTGGCCTTCTATTCTTTGACGAAGAACAATAGCAATATCAGAAGCAATGCTTGTATCCGCTGTAGTACAAGCAATTTTTAAAGATTCTCCAAATGCGTCTGGTTTTACGGAAGAATCTTGCGAAACTGTATAAGTTCCGTGGCCGCTACTCCCAAATACCGCAAACTGCCAACGGTCTAAAGTGTAAGCATCATCCGTAAGGCCTGATTGATCTCCACGTTGATTGACTTGCATCGCACCATTAATAATTAAGTTCTTGCCTACTGTGTTGTACGCATTAGGCGTAGTGCCATTAATAGATGTAGTGCTACCACCGTTAGCATCTGTAATTGCGTTGACTGCAATGGTACTCATAATTAACCTTTTGGATATTTGTCTTTAACTGCTTGAATCTGTGCAGCCATGTCAGCAGGAAATACTCCAGCATGAAACAAGGCATCTAACTGGTCACCAATAGGTGGATACTCTAATGCTCTACTTCTTGCATACTGTTGTGCGTCATAAGCAGATTGCATTTCAGCTATCTTTGCGTTGACCAAAGAATCATCAATTGATATTTCATTACCGTTAGAATCTAAAACTGTCACGCCACCAATGACTCGTTCTGCGTTTGGATATAACTCGTAAATTGCTTCGTCTTTAAATGGAGTCATAATTATGCAACCTCAATGTAAGTTACAGCCCCGGGCATAGCAGACTGAGTCGAAGTCCGTAAAATATACAAAGTACCGCTACTAACGTAAGCCTGACACTTAACTGAAATATCTGAACCGTCAGTGTTTGAAACACTTGTCTGTAACGGAGTAGGTAAACCACCATGAGTATTTAAACTAGTGGAACTATAAAATGCCATGGATATTCCAGTGCTAATACCTCCAGTTGTGCCATAAGTGGAACCGTTTACTAACCATCTCGAATAACAATAAGTGTTATTATCACCATCAAAATACGCATTTCCTATAATATGAACAGTGCTATTAGTTCTAACTGGAGTGTAACTATTAAAAACTAAGTCATCTGCAAATCCTGTCGCACTTGCACGAGTTGAGTTTGTTGTAATAGTTGAGGTTTCAACATTAATTACACTGCCAGATGGGAACGCACTGACTGGAACACCAGCAGTTGTAACAATAGTACCAGCCTCATCAGGCAGATTAAATGTTCTGTCAGTATTGCTATTCGGGGCAGCAATGGTAAAGTTACCTGTCCCACTAGCGTTACCCTGAATTACAACTTTAGACATTTACATATTCTCCACAACATTACGCAACTCTACTTCATTAATAGCTGCATCAATATCTGTTTGTACTGTGTCGTACTTAGCTCTGATAGCTACTCTAGCCTCTTCAGCAGCAGTAGCGTCAGCACCAGGAATCTGTTTAGCAATCACATCATCGTGTGGCTTAAACTCTTCCTCACG